GACCATCTGGTAAGTGTTGAGCTAACTGATTTGATGATGTTGCTAGATCAGGCGTTCCGAAAATGCCACTACTGACACTACCGCCACCGGCCCCACCCGCAACCTGACCCCAAATTAAATTTGAGTCACCCCAAGTGAAATTATCAACACCCCAACACGGATTTATACCAGCCATAAATTACCTATATTGTGAACGTAACATTACCTAATACGCCTATCTCACCATCATTAATAGTAATATCTGCGCTAGGTGCGGTTAACGTGAACGACTGAACAAGATCACCAGTCTGGGGGTCCTGTGTGTTTTGAATAGCTGCTAGATAACTATTCTCATTGACGTCAACCTCAAATAATACTTGGTCTTGAAAGAATGCGTTTAACTGAGTCTCTATTGCTGTGCGCATAGTTGGTGTGTCAGGGGTTAAAGCGCTGAAATCAAAATCTGTACTTACCGGTGTTGGTGCAAACACACCTATATCCACAGCCCCGGTATGAGCTGGCATGGCTCCATTTGCTATAATAGCTGTTTTGGTTTGGTCTAATACTTGCTGAGTAGGGATGATATTATCATCGTTATCTCTAAGTATGTAAATTACAACCTGTCCGGGAGAAGGTCTTACACCAGCTTGTGGAGGATTGATAGTTGTCGTGTCTCCAGGTGTGACCACGAACGCTCGAGTATTTCCTGAAATCCCAAGAGCTGCAAGGCGAACCTGATCAGGTGTGAATACCCCTTCCTGAATAGAACGAGCTAATAATATTCTCTGTCTATATGCGTCGTCAGTTTCCAAATCTGCGCCACCGGCTAACCTTTGGAACTGTACAAATCCGATTCCATCAAGGTTAGTTATCGGCGTGATAATGGCTAATCTAGCACCATGTTCAGCATTAGTATTCTGACCAGTTGTAACAGCTCTCACACCAACCGACGCAAAATTAGAAGTATAAGAAGGTGCACCAGTAGCAGGCACCCCCGGTGCACTTAATAACTCATATTGAAACTCGTCAGCACCGGTAACTGAGATCACAACATCAGTCCTATTATAAGCGGTCTCAGTGGCCCCTAGTATCGTTAATGACATACCAGTGGCAAGGTTATGGTCAGTTGCCATTTGAGCCGTTGCGGTGGTGCCAGTACTCGTTAGACTAGTGATTGACTGACTAACTATACTTACCGTACTTTGGTCAATAGTTTCATAGTTAATATTGCCTATTCGCCATTCTGCACCCGATGGTATTACGGTGCCATCAGTACCAGGCATTGATATATTGCCCTCGGCTGAACTGGCAGGATTACGTTCAAGTCCTTCATACCCTCCCCACCTTTCGAGGAATACACCCTCTGCGGTCTGCGGGAATAATTGACGCTCAAGGTCTCGAATAGTAAGCCCTAATGCTGTTGCTAGAGCTGCATTACCTTCAGCAAATGCTCGAGCCCACGAACCGAATACAGTGGGATCTACACTTGGTAACTGGCGTCTAACTTCTGCGCTTATTAATTCCACGTAGTCATCAAAACTAGGATGATTTAATGCCATTTTATTATGTCCCCGGTGTTGGTGAACTAGGTGGTCCCGTTGCTGCGGTTGGGTGCTGATGACCTGTTAATGTGACGCCAGCACCGGCCGCGTCGGCTGTTACTCCACCATTAGTGGTTATATCACCATCCACCTGTAAATTGCCTGTCAATGTAGTGTCAACACTATCGATAGTCATTGTACCATCTTCAATAGTCACAGTGGTGCCACCTACAAGAATTATAACACGAGTCGCGCTTAATTCAGCGTCTCCATTTTCCTTGAGGTGTAAATACTGTTCAGCCAAGTAATTAGACAGCACCACCTCACCCTCAGCCAAGTTTCGAAACGGTCGACGCTTAGGATCATCAACCATAGCTAATACATTAGACCCTTGTCCGTTTTGAGAAAAAAGAACGGCAAAACTATTATCAGGCGCTTTACTGAGGAGTCCATACTGCTTTAACACGTTACCGGTAACCTCTCGCCCCATGTAGAAAAATCGACCTTGTTGAAAATCACCGCTATCATCACTAGATACCATACGTGCAACTTTAACGATACCCTTGATTATAGTGACTAATTTTTTAATCATCGACCGAACCTCGACCCGTTACTTGGCGATGTATTTTCAAAACGACTACCACGATCTGCTCGTCTACTGTCTTTAGCAGTAGCCACACCTTGTACTGTATAAGCATCGGGACTAGCGAAATCCATTGTTGTGGTTGTCCCACCTGTGACGTCTTGATTATATTCTATTGACCTAGCTAGGAAACTACCACTAACCCCCGCAAACCTATCTCTAATTTTAACAATCAACCCTATATCCCAGATACTACCATCTCGTTGTTGAGTACCTTGAACAGTGGCACTATAACTGATAGCTCTAGCCCTTCTAATGTTGGCTTCTTCTTGCGCTCGGTTGCTAGTTTCTTCGGCAAATAATGTTTCCTCACCTTGAACCTCTAAATATCGGCTAGTACGAATACTGTCGTCTATCACATCACCGGTTCGATCCACACCATTACCATCGTAATCGGCCAGTAAATTAAATCCGAAATTATCCTGACTTCGAACTCTATACGTATTATATAAATCTTGATGGCTCCATGAGGCATTGTAATTAATGACGTTGTCCTGTGGACTCCCACTGTGCTCTAGTGAACTAGCAGCTTGATCACCTGATGGTCTGAATATTGATAATTTACCGTTACCATCTGCAATTAAATATACTTGTTTTTTTCTAAAGAAATTTGTTAAAAATTCCATACATGGCATACCACTATCAGCATTTAAAAAGTCCAAATCTGTGAATTCAATAGTAATACCACTATCATTGGTAACAGGAATAGTAGCACCTAATGCGCTAATAATTCTCTCACAAAATGCCACACCTGATACGGGGCCTACAATTGCCTTGGCTGCATCTGGAACACTGCTATCAATCAAGTCCTGAGTATTATCTCGACCACTCACAGTGATTGTATGTTGCCTCTTATTTTGGGAAGCACTGACTTGATCGACAAACCCTGTAGCCTTTGGTACGCCATTAATTAGAACCTGCACCGAGTCACCAGCCCTAACAGGGTAGTTGGATGGGGGAGATTCTGAGGTACTAGAAAAACTAAAAATACCGGTGTTAGTATCAATAGACCTACGAACTGCGGCGGTTTGCCATAGGGTGTATGGCTCATTGTTAACTCTAATTTCAAAAGCCACTACAAACCCTCACGGTCAAATATAGTAAGTTCACCATTGAGAGATAGGCCCGAAACTGATGGGTTTAATACTCGCATTTGTTCGGCCCTAGTTTCTAAATCCGATGTAGTAGTTATTTCTTCAGAATACAAAGCATAAGTCAGAGCTAATTGAGATATAGGAGCATTAACTCGAATTGTCGTTAATCCCGGACTGGATTGAGCTTTCCTCTCAAGTATGCCTAACGCTGTGAATCTCACGTCATTAACCGCATCCCTTACGTCAGGTCTAAGCTGAATAGATTCAACGCCATTAATGCCGCCTCGCATGACTACATCATACGCTTGGTTTAATTGCTCTCTAGTATCAATAACTTGTTGTTCAGTTGCGAAATCGCTAGCAGCTGCTTGTTCATAAGCTATGATCAACGATGATACTCTATAGGATTGTACAAATACCCGGCGATTAGAATTCCTTAAAATACGTTCTTCTGTGGTTTCAGGCCAAAGGCTAATATCACTAGTAAACGGATTGATATTAAGGTCACCTAATGTGATTGAATTTTCGTCAGCACCTATAATATCCGATGACTGAATACTCAGATCGTGCCCGAAATTAATCCCTCGGAGTGCTATATCTAACCCCCCGGTTACGCCCTCGCTAACTTGTTGCCACAAACCTAAGTCAGACGGTGTACCCTGTATGAAATTAGCAGATAAATTTGCAGCAACTCGAACCAAAGTACCACGGTTACGCTGTGAGTCTGTAATCAATGCCGTAAAAGTATTCAGTCGATTAGTAGTAAAAGCTGTAGAATATTGATTAAATAACGTTTGTGCAGTCTGTAAAATATCGTACTGCATTATAGCCGTGTTCAATGCTGTTCCCGGCGGTGAATACAGTATATCAAGGGCTAATTGAACATGACCCCTAGCAGTATCCCCAAGCTCGTACAAGTCCTCAATCTGGCGCTCTCTAGTGACTGGTCCAGGTGTTGGTCTACCCAATGCAAACTCAAGAGTATATTCAATTTCACCGACACTAATTTGTGACGCCCTTTTGCTCCAAGGGAGTGCATAAGCTTCGACAGTACCGAACGTGGGTAAAGTTAGTTTACCTGACCCCACACTATTTAAAACTTGCTCAAGTGCGTTTGCTGAGTCTAGAAACCCACTCCCATGCACAAAAGCATGTACCACAAATATAGGAGGTAGTTCTCCAAGGTCCTCTACAAATCTTTGATTAGAATTTGGATATTCATGTAGTATTACCCGGCGCCCACCTTCAGTTTGTAGTTCATCTCTGACTCTGAACGTTACACCTTTAAAACTAGCCTCGACTAGTTGTCTCGCTATGATATCTGTCATTAGTAAGCTGTAGCTAAATTGCTACCCTCATTAAGGGTGATATTACTACTTGTCACTTCGGCACCGGGTGTGGCTTTAACCGTTATCTGACCGTTAGCTTTAATATCACTGACCGCGGCTTGTTGGCTAGCAGTGGTTTCCGCGGCACTTTTTCCGAACTCTGAAGAGGCCATCGCACCAGCTACAGCAATATTACTAGGCGTAATGCCACCTTCCCAAATTTGAGATCCAAAGGATGATACCGCAGACCCGAAAGCATTGATAAATCCTTTAACGTCGGTCCATACTTTCGATACCCAATCTGAAATCCCTTGGAATATATTAGCTACAATATTACCCAAGTCCTCGAAACTCTCACCTAGTACTGATACATCACCAAATATACCCATAAGGCCCTCATGCAACGTATCGCTTGCCCCTTTGAAATCACCGCTCATGAATTGTAAGAAAGCCTTAATTCCTGAGAATACAACCCTCAATGCTGCAGAAATAATCGTAACCACAACATTTAGCGCATGACCAATCAATGTAAATGCCGCGGTTAATAAACCTGTTTCCTTGGTGGTACCCATAATTTCATGCATTAGCCAACCAAACACATCACGAACGGGCTGTAATGCATCCCATAGACGCCTCAACCCTTGGATGACTGGGTGATTATTCTTAACCCATTGACGGAATGCCATTGTCAAAGCTATAGCCCCCGCGACTATTAAAGTGATAGGCCAAGTGATCGCAGCTATTAATGCTATTAGCCCACTCAGTGCAGTCATTAGTAACCCTACGACA